TGAAGTCAAGTTCAAACTTGTAATCAGTCGCACTTGCAGAGCCTACAGTGTTCATATCCTCACTGGATAATATCAGTCCGGTGCTTGCATCAATAATAGTGATGTTACGAATGACACCAAGCACCTCGTTACCGTCAGGATAGCTGACACTACGCAAAGCCACATTGATTTTTATCTCTGAGCCGAATGCCATAATAGGAGCGGCTTCCTCGAAGTAGATAGACAATGTACTATCCTCACTGGAGCCGCCACCACCTCCATTTTTGGGTATTTTAAGCACAATATCCTCTATCTGTCCGCCATTCAGGTTGGTGGCTTTGTAGTAAATGTAGTCTTCATCACTTTCTTCATCAAATCCGCCGATAGCTTTCTCCTGCATTATGTATGCCCCGCCTGTGGAAAGGGCATCTTTTCCTCCCTCTACCGGTTTGTCGGATGTTTCCACCTTGCTTCCGCCACTGCCGAATGCTACCCACGGTTTCAGATCATCAGGGCTGATGTCACTCTTATCGCGTGTGAACTGATAAGCAAGCCATACAGGTGCGCCATTTTTATCACTTTCCGCAGTCTTGAATGTAAGGACGATACCGCTTTTCAAATAAGAGAACCCGCTTTCTTTCTCAAGGTCAACAATAGCTTTTATGGCTGTTCCCAAAGTATATTCTCCATCTCCGCAAAGGTCGTTCACGTTGATGGTGTTGCCTACGTTTCCACCACCGGAAGTCCCGAAATCCGTCCAGTTGCTTTCTTTACTCCAATCAGAGGTATTTGTCCATTGTTTTGAAACCCATCCGGCTTCTGTAAGGAATATCAAGACAACACCCGGAATCTGCAAAGCAGAAGCATATTCAGAAGTCGCACACCTGTCAAGTGCTACGGAAAATGTTATCTCCCTATCTGAAAGGTCAAACAGATGGTTGACATTCACAACGCTACGCGATACGACTTGTTTATTGAGTGAAAGTATTGCCTTCTTGTTTTCTTCGACCTGCTTCATATCTTCCTGTAACTTCGCACCTTCATCACCGGGGAATGCAGTAGAGCTTGTATGTCCGAGAGCAAGGTCGGAGCCAATTGAAGTCAGTTGCTTACCGCTCCAACGATAACTTTTTCCATCTTCTTCACATAGAAAGACTTTGCCGGAAGAGGGTATTCGCCCGTTTGTACTTGCCGTACCGAAAACATCTGCATTCAACCAGTTGTTATAATAAGTAGCAGCCTCGGATTCTCCGATTGTCGGAACGTATGCAAGCACAAAGCAACCATGTTCCTTATCATATACAACTTTACAGCCCTCATCGTTGGAATTTTTGTCTATGGATTCATTTTTTACAGTAATGCCTACGGAAATGCCATAAAAATCTACCACGTCATCAATGTATCCGGGCAAATGTCGGCTCGGTACTTTCCCTTGTTCGTCAAGAGGGGCGATTCCTCCGTTTTCACCTTTTGATTCTTTGAAAGAGTTCAATTGGCTTCCAACTTCATTCGCCTTGTTGTTTGCCTTGTTTGCGGTATCCTTGGTCGTGTTTACTTGGTCTTGCAACGAGTTGACACTATCACCAAGCGTGGTGAGGTTGGTGTCTTGCGCTTTGTTGCGGGCTTCTATATCCGTAATGTCGTCCTGCAGTTTGGTAATATCCTCTTGCAGTTTTTCTACGGCTTCGTTATACTGACCGCTGTCTATGGTCGGGTTGCCTCCACTCTGTCCGGTCGGAACCCATTCTCCGCCATCGCCCACATATATGGGAGCTGGTAAGGAAACACCCACAAGTGCCCACCATCCGTCATGTGGTAAAGGATAAGCCGCTTTCAGTTTTTCGATGGTCGTGAACAGTCCTTTGCTCACTCCCTTGATATTTTTTGCCTCAAGCCAGCCGTCCACCATTACGTTTCCTTTCAAGTGGGTCTTTCCCTGAACGGTCGCGTCACCACCTATCGCTGTATTGCGACCAACGGAGACATCACCGTCTATATGTTTTGATTCGTAACTCATATTAATACAGATTTAGCCAATTCGTTCAATGCGGCACTTTTTTCCGTATCGCCGAATGTCGTTAATACTAATGCAGCTATGGTATATATCACAGCATCATAACATTTTTCACAGATTTCTACCGCGCCATATTTGTCTATTTTCGGGTAAGGCAGATATACAGCACGGCTCACTTTCGCTTCTGTCGTTTTGCATGAATAAAATTCCATCACTCTTCCTTCTGGCCGTATGGATATGGCGCATACAGGCCGTTGACATGTTCCCCTTATGCCTTTAAATCGGGAAGACTGTTTTTCATATTCAGGGTCATCGGTGTTTATGGGATTAAATACCGCACGCTCCCAATCGTTCATTTGGAAAACGACAAAACGCATGAAATCTTCCGGCAGTAATATCCATCCGCTTTCATGCTCTTTCCAATATATGGCATCACCGAAGTTGTGTCCGCCGTCAAGCAAATAGGACGGTGCAGAGCTGTGCACACGCTTTACTGCTTCCAAAATCTTTGATGCAATGATGTCGTCAAGTGCAAGAGTGTCCACATCGCCTATAATCTTCAACGTATCGCTGTTCATGTTTTGGTCCAGGGCGGTGCGTACATCCTCCTGTATTTTGTTCTTCTGATATACAGCCATAAGCCCTTATCTTTATTCCAGACCTTCAAACTCAATTCCGTTTGCTGCTGCCTGCTCCATGATTGCCTTGGTCGAGCGCATGGAAGTGCGGCTGATACCGAAAGTGTCTGCAAGGTAATCTTTTGCACTTGCAATGTCGCTTACTTTGACTTTGCGAGATGTCGTATTGTTATCCCCTGCGTCTTCTTGCGGCATTTCGTCCTGTCTGCCGGTTTCGTTGGCAGGCGTGTCTTCACCATTGTGCGTACTTTCGGAATGAAGTTTTTCAGATGAACCGTTTTTAGACGCTTTTCCGGCTGTTTCTACTGTCTCGGATTGCCCGTGCACAGAATGAAGTTTGAACAGTTTGCCAAACTTGTAATGGTTCTCTACAGACTTCTGTATGTCCTCGTTGTCGGTAGTGAATACACTGCTTCCGTTTGACAATGGAACGAATGCGATATGCAGGTTCTTCTTGCTCGGAAGTACCACATTAATACTGATATTGGTATTCGCCTTGTAGGTTTTCGTAATCATATTCTTAAAAGTAAAAAGGGGACGGGACACCTTATCCCATCCCCGGTAATTAATAATTCTTTATGAACTCTTTATTATGCCGCATTTAAATCTTGGGCGGGTGCTTTAGCCAGTCTCATACGTGCATGTGCCTTTGCATAGCGCAGATACAGGCAGCTCACCTCTTGGATAACTACCGCATCGGTACGGCGGATACCGGCCTTTTGCAAGTCGAGTACGTTACGTGCCCAAGACACATGTGTTTTTTTGGAAAGATATTCCGGATCCATTGCAAAGCCACAATCACTCATTCCGTTTACATCGAACAGTTCATGATGTATGGTCAATACTTCTCCGAAATCAGTATCCCAAGATTTAAATTTCAAGTTCCATACCTCCACGGTATCTTTCAAGCGGAATTTTTCGCTCTTTATCTTGGAGAATGCAGAGAGCATATCACTTCCACAAAATAAAATCTTACGCTTGTTACCGATGCCGGTACCAACAAAAAGGTCTTTGGTAATATCCACAAGGTTTTCATCGGTAATTATGGCGCATTTCTTGTCAGTATCCCATTCGCCCACCTCGATGTCCTTTCCGGCCATCCACCAGATACCACCTGTAAACCAAGTGTTCATGCCGTCCTTTGCAATGTGCTTGATAACCTGCTTCACACCGAACAGATAAGTATTTTCCATTGCGAGGCGCATATCATATACACCGTCTTCTTCAATGTCTGAGAAATTCCAGTTCACTTCTTTGGCGGCAATCTTGTCAAAAGTTGATTGCTCTACCTGAATCATGAAGTTCTGACAATACTGGGTTTCAGGCATAGGGATATTATTGAATCGTCCTGTCTGAACATCCAATTCCCCACATGCTTTTCCCATGCGTACAAGCGTTGTTCCTTGTGGAATTTCCGGAACAAGAATCGGCTGTTTGCTTGAATCATCCATTTTGCCATTTACGGCATACACTGTAGGAAGATTTGTTGAGCTGTCCTTTCCGCACACACAAAGCACGAGGTCCGGAACGTTGCTGTCATCTTCCGTATATTTCGTTCCGTCCGGTTTGGTGATGGCACTGACACCGACTACCCTAATGGTATCATCCAACGTGAACATATTCAAATCATCTACCGGCAACGACACGCTCGCACCGCTGAGCATAGCTTCCAGCTTTTTGTTGGTACTGCATTTGATTTCACGTGTACCCACACTGTAATACTTCACTTCAAATGAATTGGTGGAGCTTGATTTTGCATAACGGCTGATTTGGTCAATTGGAGTAGCCATCGGACGGATTTTCACGATGCGTTTGTCCACATCACTCAAATAGAAATTTGGGTCGCCGGTTTCACGCCCTCCTGTTTCAGTGGAAATACCGTCTGTTCCACCCGTACCGTCCGCACCGGCTGTTGTTTTACCCGCATCAGGCAGGTTCGATGCTTCTGCCATCATGACACCGCTTGATGCACCCGTCACAAACGCCAATATCATCAACGTAATGCGACAAAAGAAACTCATTGTTTTCTTCATTGCTCGAAATTTTAAAAGTTAAAAATGTAATTGGTTTATATTTATCTGTTTATCGCCTTGCGTTTTTCACCGCCACGCTCCCAAATGTTCTGTGTACCATCATAACGCCCGATTGCACCGAGGTCAGGCATCTGTCGTGAACCGCCACTGCCGCCACCGTTTTTACCGGCAAGGTCGGCTGTACCGTCATTTTTGCCTGCTTTGCGTAGTTTTTCTTCAATCTTGCTGTTGCGCCCCTTTACTTCACCCTCGTGTCCGGCAGCTTCCACATCGCTGTCGTGCCTGATTGCTTTTATGGCCATTTCTATACTTTCACGTGTAAACTTACCCATGATTCCGTCACGTACAATGCCTACAAGAAAATCCATTGCGCTGTCGATGTCCTCATCTGGCAGTCCTTCTTCCTGTTGCATGGTTTCAAGGGTGGTCAGGGTTTCGTCGAGGTTCTTCTGATACTCTCCCTCGTACTCTTTCTCTTGGGCGATTCGTTCCGCAAATTCCTTGTTGGCGGCTGCAAGTGCCTCCTGCTTTTCGGGGTCTTCAAGTGCAGCCTTGAAATCATCCCCGAATTTGCGCACCATACCGATGATAGGGTCTTCGCCTTTTCTCCAGTCAGTAAGGAAAGCGGCACTTTGCGGGTTGCTTGCAAACAGGTCGGACAGCGCTTTTTCACGTTCCTTGTAACCGGACAATTCCTTGTCGTAACCATCGTAATCGTCATTGATTTGACCGAATAACGCTTCATCATCGGCAAATTCTCTGTCCGGATACTTTGCTTTCAATCGCTCTGTGTATCGCTCGCGATTGCTCTTAACTTCCGTATTATTAGGCATAATTCAAAAATTTAATTTATAGTCAGATTCTACAAGACAAAAATAGGCAGGGAAAGCAGGATGTCATGTTTATCTTTTTACGCTTCTATTGGTAACTTTGGTACTATAACGGGAAGAAAAATGAAGCATAAAGGAGCAGTTATGGAATACTCTATGGAGCGTATGAACGACTTGATGAGAGCATACGATGAATACATTTCATCGTGTGATTATATCCGTATGCCTGAAGTGTATAAAGTAATTGTAAACATGCCGTCCCGGAGGTTTTGGGTCAGCGATATTCGTGCAGCATTGGTCGTTTCCGTCATGATGAGGGGTGAGAACGATTTAAGCGGTATGCAGCCGTTGAAGAAAGAAATGTATGAGGAAATTCATACAAGGGTTGTCGCTCTCAAATCAGAATACCCGGAACTTACCATTTCTGAGCTGTGTGCTAAAGTGATTGCTCAACCCGCACCGAAATTCTATCTCACACCGGGTAGTGCCAAGATGATGATATGCAAGGCTAAAAAACGATGGATGCAAGAAAAGTTGAGAAGATTACGGCTCTCCTAATTTCTGCCATGATTGTGTGTTTGTCATTTTCAGGAGAATGGGATTGGCAAACTGTCGGCATTTACGCTGGAAGTAATATGCCAGGACGCTTGCTGTATCCGTTTTTCCATACGAATATGTTTCATGCCTTGCTCAATTCATGGTGTTTATTATCGATTATTTTCATTTACGATATTGGGATAGGAAGATTGCTGTCAGCCTATATGATTGCCGTTACAGTTCCAGTTGATACCCTTGGATATTTCACGACAATGGATTCGCCAACGGTAGGATTGTCCGGATTGGTTTTCGCCCTGTTTGGTTCAATATCGTTTGAGGTATTACGTAAACGGTATTATCAGTTATGGATGCTGTTTTACCTTGTGGCAGGCTTCCTGTTTCCGGGCATAAATGCCGTATTGCATCTTTGGTGTTATGTATTGGGACTCATCATGGCTCTGCTAAACAAGCCTGTTAAAATCATGCACCATGAAAGATAAGACCATCAAGGACATATTGACAGAGAATGAACGCCGCAATGCGATTGTATATGCAAAGTTCAATCCAATTACCGGAGAAGGTTCTGTCGGTAAACGTGTAAAGTGTACCATCAGTGACTTTCCTATACATACCCAGTGGTTACCGGAACGTATCATGAAAGTACCGCTTGTACGCCAACTCATCGAAGCCGGTTCTATTTCCAAATTCCTCACGGACTACATGGGCGTGGAAGACAATCAGGATGATCGCTTGAAGGTCATAGAGCAGTTTGTACGAATACGCAGCCGCGAGGATTTTCCGTTTTGGGCGGCAACATTTGTCTATATCAAGGCCAAAGGCGGTGGTGAGGATGTCCTGTTTCGTCTGACAAGACCTCAACGGCGTTTTGTGGATCGGCTTGAGAAATTGCGTATTGCAGGGAAACCGATACGCATCATCCTGCTTAAAGCACGGCAATGGGGTGGTTCCACCACTTCACAGCTTTATATGGCATGGTTGCAGTTGCTTCACAAAACCGGCTTAAACTCACTTATCATTGCACATCAGGGCGCAGGCTCCGATGAAATCAAGGATATGTTCGACCGGATGATTAAAAGTTATCCTGTCGAAATGCTCTATAAAATTGATGAAGCCTACAATGAGAACGAGCCGAAGATTGTAGGAGTGGGAAAATCGGGAAGTATATCGCGTATTCCGCAGCGTAACTGCAAAATCAAGATTGGTACGGCTGAACGCCCGGATTCGTGTCGTGGCGGTGATTACAATCTTGTACATCTCTCCGAAGTGGGAATATGGAAGGCTACGGAGGGAAAGAAACCGGAAGACATTGTGCGCTCCGCCTGCTCGGGTATTCTCCTCAAGCCCTACACCATGATTGTTTATGAAAGCACAGCAAATGGCACCGGGAACTTCTTTCATCGCGAATATACTGCCGCAAAAGAAGGGAAATCCCAATTCGAGGCAATGTTCGTTTCATGGTTCGACATCGAGCAATATACACTCGCTTTTGATTCGGACAAAGAAAAATGGGATTTTGCAGAATGGCTTTATCAGAATCGGGACAATGAAAATACAGATTCCGAGCGTGAGGAATGCGGTAAGTATCTTTGGTCGCTGTGGGAAAAAGGTGCTACGCTCGAAGCTATCCATTGGTACATAGCCGAACGCAGGAAGTACAATGACCATGGGCAGATGGCTGCCGAATTTCCGTCTGATGATGTGGAAGCCTTCGTACATTCGGGAGCACGTGTGTTCGACAAATACAAGGTCGATGCAATGCGTAAGACCTGCAAGAAGCCTAAATATGTCGGTGAAGTCTGTGCCGATGCGGATGAGGGCAAGAACGCTTTGCAGAACTTGCGTTTTGTGAAAGACAAACAGGGATTGTTGCATATTTGGGAGTTGCCGGAAACAGATGAAAAGGAAGTTGTTACAAATCGTTACCTCACGATTGTCGATGTGGGTGGACGTTCCAATAAAGCAGACTTCTCTGTTGTTCTTGTGCTTGACCGTCTGTTTATGATTGATGGTGGCAAGCCTGTCGTAGTGGCACAATGGTACGGACATTGCGACATCGACCAGCTTGCGTGGAAAGCGGCACAAATAGCGGCTTTTTATGACAATTCACTCTTGGTGATAGAAAGCAACACCTTGGAAACGCATGACAAGGAGCGGCAGGTAGATGGCGACCAGTCACAGTTCATCCTTAATCAAATCAAAGAGATTTACCCTAATCTCTATGCACGTGGTCAGTCCGAAGAAGCCGTACGCGAGGGATTGCCTACCAAATACGGCTTCCATACCAATGTCTCAACCAAACCGATGATTATATCAACCTTAGTCAAGGTTATTCGTGAGAATTTATACACAGAACGTGACGAACGTTGTCTGGACGAATATTTGTGTTACGAGAAAAAACCGAACGGAGCTTTCGGAGCGATTACCGGTAAACATGATGACTTGCTAATGACAAGAGCCATAGGCTTGCATATATGTTTCTTTGAAATGGAAATTCCAAAGATTGTGCTTCGTATCGGACGATTTGTTGTCAAAAAGAAAAAAGCTGTTTCAGCAGCTACAATATAAGTTTAACTATAAAAACAAGGAACAATGAACATTTTCAGAAAAATCAGAGCTTCGCTTCGTTTACGTGAAGCAGTCAGACAGGCAGACGAAAAACACAAAGAAACTGGAGAACGTTACTATGTTATGCCTGCCGGTGGGAAAAAAGGTCAACTTATCATTATGGATAGAAAGAATTTCCGTAAGTTGAAACAGAAAGGCTACATCAATCATAATACGTTTGTGGGCGACCTTGAACGCGAATGCTTCTACTGCACGACTTATGGAAACGGTTCAGCTATGCTTCCTTCTGCTGTTATTGCATTGAAACGAAAACAGTATTTCTCATGGCTTGATTCATTTTCAAATACCAAAAAGAATGGGAAAGTACGGAAATATTGATGGCATTGCCACACTTACCAATGACCCGCTCGCACTTGACAATATCAACAAGTTTAACATCGGAGACCGGGTGATGTGCAATGATAATGGGAAAAGCGGTACTGTATTAGATATAGATACTGATAAATACGGTTGTACCGTTCGTTTTGATGATACTGAAGAAACATGGATTGAATGCGACCAATTATCCAAAGAATAAAGAAAGGGGCATATCTGTGATGATGTGCCCCTTTGGTTTAAGTTCTCATTGCATTATGTAACTGATTTACTGCATCTATATTTGCATCTTGTTCGACCTGTTGAAGCAATTGAGGAGAAAGACCATCGGGCACTTTGCCCTGCTCCAACTGTTCCTTCTGTGATTTGATACTTTGCAACAATTCATCTGCAAACGGGAAATCTCCATGCTCAAGCAGCTGCTCTACACTGATTGCCTGAGACTGGTACAACTGCATAAGCATATCGTTAGCAAGATGCCTGTATGCCGGTGTTGAAGTGCTTTCGGTAATGCTTAAATCAAATTCTACATCACGTATTTTCTTCGGGTCATATTCGATTTGTGCACCACTCTTACCTGCAATATTGAATACACGTTTGCTATCATAAAACTGCTGCATATTCTTCACATCCTTATATGCTCCGTCCACTACAAAACAACTGAAGCATTCAAGCAGGTCGAGCAATGACTTCGTGGCGTTTTCTGTCTGTTGGTTATAGTGCGATGCACTTTCACCGGAATACCCGGGCTTTCCTTGTAATGCGCCCGTAACTCCCGATATATCTTCAAAAAATTTGAGTTGCATATTAAGCAGTTCCGCAATGCCTATATTTGTGGAGTTATTGGCCACCTGTTCCGGCACTTTTCCGCTTTTGCTCGGCTTGTATACGATGACACCGTTAAATTCCGTCCAGCTCTCTGCAATATCGTCAATGCTCACACCATCAGGCAAGCAATCTTCGGGCATCATCAGCACGCCTTTGGCACTCGCCCGCATTATCCAGTCATAGAGGGTTATCAATCGGTTGGTATATCGCTGTTGGTCAATTACATCAGCAACGAATGAATGGATTTCACCATCAATGAACGGATATGCCTTGAAAACATATGGATGGCTTCCATGCTCGTAAGGCGTTTCCCCCTCCCTCAATATGTCGCCAAAAGGAGAAAGGTAATAGAAATACCAATAATCGTCCACAAACCAAGTAGCTTTTATCAACGGAACCTCATCTTCCGGCATACCGGCTTCCTTGGCCATACGCATACGTTCTTCATTTTCAGTAAGCACCACTTGTGCGTAATCTTCTTCGTCTATTTTGAAAATATCGCCGTTTTGGTAGTCATGGCAACGGTATCTCGGTTTTTGCTCCTTGCGCCATATCTCTATCACACGGCATCGTCCCGGCTCGCTTGTGAATAGAAAATCGTAGTTCTCCAAGCGGCTATACCCGAAACGCTCCGCGTATGTGGCTATGTAATCTTTCCTTGCCGCCCACTTGTAAATGTCGCGCAATTGTCTGTATTCCTGCGGACTTGATGCGAACTGTTCACACAACTGTCCGAAAGAAATGTCGTGAACTTCTCCAAGCACGGAAACATCCCAACCTCTGAAATCTCTCATGTTGTTGTCGATAAAGAAATTATTGGGTTGTACATAGTCCGTCCAACAATCCTCTTTTCCATTACGCCAACCGTACGATTTACGGTGAACGATAAAACCGCTTATCAGGAACTCTTCCATAGTTCGGGCGTATACATCGTTCATTCGGTTAAGCTGCATGTTGCATTGAAGTATCGTACTCATCGTTTCACCAAGTTTCTGTTCATCCCGATCACGTGCGGTACAGGTCGGTTCTTTACTTTGGCTTCGATACACGCCAAGCACGCTTCGCACAAGCCTACGGATAAGGTTGTTTTTCAAAGGCACGTTGCCTTGACTTTTAATGTATTCTTCCTCGCTCATGGATTTTCCGTCCACACAAATCATATCGTCCCATTGGAAACCATAGGTATAGCGTTTGTTTCGCTCCCGGTCTTTCCGAAAGTCGTCCATCTGGCTCCAATAGTATTGTGCTTCCATAAGAATGTCAAATGCCCTGCGGTCACCATAACGTTTTGCAGAAACAACAGTATCTATCTCGGCGGCATCATTTCTTCCCGGAGCTATACGGCTCATTGGCAGCAATTTTCTTTCGCTTTTATTTACATGCATATTTTTATCATTTTAATGATTGCTCGGAACAAATATACTGCTCTGGGCAATCATCCTATGTTTAACTATTTACGGGTTTTGTTCATTTCTTCTATCATTTCCTTTTTGAGTTCATTCAATTCAGCCTCAATATTCTTACGTTCCTCATCATCAACTGTGTCATTCAGTTCATTATAGAGGTCGTCAATATCCCTATGATAATCCTCAAAAATTTCATACCGCTCGTATTCGGGTGAATTGTAAAGGAAATCAATCTTTTCCGCATAGTCAAATATGTCGTTGTCGGTATCTTCCTCATAGTGTTTTAATCTGGATTTCAATCGGTCATGCTCCTCTTTCAATCGGAAATACTCATTGTTCACAGCCCTGTACTCGGTGCGTTCGTCCCCGGCTTTGACCAGTCTGTTTACCAACAAGAAGCTGCGAGGGTCGTACTCTCGGTTGTCTGTAATGGTTTCTGCGGTCTTGCTCAATTTGTCGATTGTTCCGAACACGCCACCGAAATAACCGTTCAGCATATATTCAATCTTTGCCGGATTAAAGTCAATCGTTCCTTTTGTATATGGGTCTCCACCCGTAGCTTCATTCATGGCATTGGCCAATCCGACAATGTATTTATTGGCGCTCTTATACGCCTTTGTCCATTCGGGCATATCTTTGTTGTAAGGTGTGTCTTTATAAAGTGGCATACCCGTCCAACTCTTTTCTGCAACGTAGGCTTCCCACAAGGGTTTGTAGGCACTCGGTACAAAGGCATTCAATCCTCCGCCGCCCTCCAAGAAATCAATAGGTAATATCTGTGTAGCCTGTCCTGTTATGGCTTCGGCAATTTCTTCACCTGTAAGATGTTCCTTTCCGTTAAGAACGGAAATCATCAGTTCGCCCATGCCGTAAACAGCCCTGTATTCTACCGGAAGAGGAATTGATACCCAACTGTTTCCTGCCCTGAAAAGAATATTGCTGCGCCTTACATATTCGGGAAGATTATAGTATGCGTTCTTGTCATCATCGTCATCATCATCGCCACCCAAGTAGGCAACAATGGCACCAAGAAGGAACATCGCCGCAATACCTGTAAAAGCTTTGGCAGGATGGCGTTTCATCTGTCGTCCAAAGTTTGCCGTACCTTGAATGGCTGCATTCCAAAACACATAGCCGCTACGACCAAGTCCCGATACCAATGCACTGGCATTACCAGCCTTTGTCTGCCCTGTACTGTCATAGAATTTTGCTCCGCTGCCTTTCTTGTTGAAGTTTACACTTATCTCCTTTGCATCATAGATGGCTCTGTCAATGCTCCTGCCCATTTCGCGTGATGTCATGAAAGCGGCAAAACGGGCGCAGTTCTCAACGGCTCGGTTGTACTCGTCGAAACGTTCGCCCAACAAGTCCCATGCTTTTTTTACAGGAATCTTGCCGTTCGATTTTTTCAGTTCCCTGCGTATGTCGTTCTTATGTTGTTCAATGTCCCGAATATTGGCATAGCCTGTTTCTCCTCCGTTCATCATGAACTGATGAAACATCGCTTCCGTCTTGTTACTCATGTCAAGTGTCCCTTTGCGGTGCTTAGCCAAGAGTTGCTTTATTCTTACAGGGTTGGCATACATATAATTCCGATGAAAACGCAGTGCGTAGTTCGGGCTTTCCCTTATCCAAGTCATGGTATTGGTGTATAGCATATCTCGCATGAAGTTCGATACAATGAAGTCTGGGTTACGTGTGGTATAGAACGCACTCAACTGTCGGTTGATATTTTCTCCTGCACGGAGAATAGCTCCGATTGCCCCCGACATATCATTGTCGGGATTTGTCTGTCCGTTCAGTGCCTGTGCTGCGCGGGGATTGCCGTTAATGGTAATCACATAGTCCCTGCCGCCACGTTTCACTACAATTTGGTGCTGCCTCATATCCCGGCTTTCCACAATACGGTAAGGAATATTCACGGTATCCTTGCCGTGCTTGTACCGGTCAGGATATTGCTGCGCCAATGACTCCATTTTAGTTTCAAAGTCCAGCATCTTCCGTTCCACCACTTCGGGAGTATCTGTACTGTCTATGTTGTCAGGAAACACTGGCTTCCATTCGTCGGCCACCGTATCGTATTCTACCCAAATGTCGCTCACACTGACAAGGTCGCTCGAATGGTTGAGGGCGAAATTAAGGAAACGCTGTTTTACCAATTTGTTCCGGTTGCCCTGCATGATAGCACCTTCTGCCATTGATTGCAGGTTGGCAAACGGGTCATCCGCTTTCGACCTGCGTCCTTCCGCTTTCTTGATAGGAGCATTGAATGCACTTTGCTTGTGCGTCAGATATGCGTATGCTTCAGAACTGGTCTTTTCGTCAAAACCACGTAGTGGAATGTAAAAATCATACATATCTGAAATCTTGTCAAAGGTCGCTTTGCTCATCATGCCACATTCGTATGACTTTGAAAGTATTGCTTTGCTCGCGGCATTGACTTTTTTCCAAAGGTCGGTAGTGTCGTGTGCCTGTTCGTAATCGTTAACCATTATCTGTGCTTCCGTTTCGGCATCAGTAACATTATCCATACCTGTAAGGGCTGTAAGTCCGGCATAGTCGGTTTGGTCTGCATCGGTTGCTCCGTTATTGATTGCTTCATTACGCATATATGTATTGCGTTCAAGTCCGTGTTTCGCCATCATGTAATCAGTCAATTCCTCACGCTCTGCCTCAGTCCTGGCAAGTTTGGCAACCTCATCAAGCATGGGCTTGAACAGGGTGTGGGCAAATGCATCGGCTTCGGCTTTGTTCACACTTGACAGACGGTTTTCTCCCAAGTATGCGTTTTCAAATCCGTCCACATCCTCAATGTTTGTTTCCTTGCCAAGGATTGCAGTCATGGCTTCTTTCAAGCCGAGCATACTGTCCTGTAATGCTTCCTGTGATTGGAACATACCGCTTTTTACACGCCTTTCATAACGGTCACGAGCCAACTCCCTTTCATGTATTTCCGGGTCACCGGTACGGTATAGTGCATCATCACTTTCTGCAACAGTCTGATGATGTGGGTCGGAAACCGCATAATTTCCGACTTTCAGTTCATACTGCTTTGCCACATCAGCGGCTTCTCCCAATATGTTTCTGTATCTGCCCGGTTCCGCAAGGTTCTCGTAACTGCGCCACAAGATGTAGCGAAGTTCGTTGTCCGATAGAGTAACCCCTCTGAAATCCTCAAAGCCTATCTTATGAAGCATATTCAAGAAGAAATCCTTTATCTGTTGCCACCAACTTGCGTTGATGTTCTCAAATTCAGTATCTTCTGCAAGCGAAGCAAGATATTCTTCGGTAGCCTTATGGAAATCCCAACCGTTTTTTGCAGCCATATCTACAATGCGTCTGCGTATGTTCTCATCGGCATTGTTGAATACATTATCAAGGAATGTATCAAAATGTTCTCCGAACAACTGGCGCAAACCATAGTGCGCCACAGCCTCATGCAGCAGTGTCTGTTCAACATCAAACGTACTTGTATGGTTGGGAATGACAATGGTTATCTTCCCTGTACTCTTCGAGTAGAAGCCTTTTGCACGCTGCTTTTTCCCATCCAAGACGGAAGCATCAGTAACAACCTCCACATTGTCAAGATGCAGTTTCTCTGCAAGGCTTTCCACACGTTCTGCCATTCTTTGGCGTTCACGCTGTGCAAATTCCCTCCGCTGCTTTGCCGTTCTCCTTGACTGGCCGAGCAGTTTTGCTACTGGGTCATTCTCATAACTGACTTCATCATCGGTATATGTACCAATACCGTTACGATAGTCATTTGCAATCTCTGCATTGAGTGCGGCAATCTCTGCATCGGTAACAGCATTTTCCTGTCTGCGTTGAGGCTCACGACCTGCCTCCTTGACCATTTCATCAACTTCAGACGGAGTAAGCAAGCGTTTGACACGCATAGCACCTGTGATTATCCAAGGGTCTGTTTCTGGATTAGGATTGGTACGGTAAGTGTACGCACCATTTTCAGGAATCTTTGGAAGTCCGGCATAACTGTGTTGGAACTTGCCGTTCTTGTTGTAACCATAACTCATGGCTTCTTCCTGATAGTCCACGTCATTGGCATACTCCACCTCAGCCCAAACAAAATTGGCAGGGAACAGGGTTTTATCTCCGTTCTCATCAATGCGGTTAAACTGCAATGCGTATGGAATGACCCCTAAATGCCATCCGGGACGATAGGCAAGTTTACCACTACCGCCTTGTGTGCCTTTTCCTCCGGCCTTGACTTGATTGCGCCCAGTCTTGCTCTGTCCGGCTATCGGTGCAGCATCAGCATCCAGCCATACACCGACCGGTGTCGCTTCTCCGTTCGGATTGGCAACCATAGGCGGATACAATTCGCCGTTCTTCAAAACAAACACCTTGTATCCAATACCTGTATTTTTGGGTGCGGCATCTTCGCGAATGCGATACATCGTATCATCGCTGCGATATAAGACATCATCCTCATCAGTATTTGTAATGTCGTTGACTGTTTCCACGCTTGCATCCATTTCAGCATATTTGGCTTCCTTTTCCTCCAACTCTTTCTTCATCAGTTCGGCATATTCCTCTAACTGTGCTTTCGCCTGTGCCAATTCTTCTTCATACTCGAATGGCTTGCCCTCTCTTGACAGGAGTTCTTTCAAATCGGCTTCATTATGTTTTTTGCTTCGCTCTCCGGCACTCAATCTCTCGGCAAAATCCTTTCCTGTAATCACATTGTCTGTAATATCCTCAATGGCATTGCGAAGCAGGTTTTGGCGTACCGGCACATCTTCAATGCCGAGTTCAAGGCAAGAGTAGGTCATTCTACGCTCAACATCATTGAAAAGTGTTGCACCGTCACTCATGGTTTTCCTTGTCAGTTTTGTTGTGACCACAAATGAAAAATCGCCTATCTGTATAATCAGTTCCCGTTTCTGTTCTCCTGAAATCTCACCGTCTTTCATCTGCTTCATTTCTGCAAGAATACTCTTGTTGTGTTCCTTGAAGAAATCATCCATTGTATCAACAGAAGCAAAACGATGTTTCCCGGTTACAATCTCCTTGAATTGTCCATCGGGGAATAACGAACGTACAGCCTCCAAGTATCTGCCGTTATCCTCAATGCGCTTTTCCGCATCCTTGATAAAGGCTTTCAACCTTGGCTTGGCATTGTGGATATAAGTTTGGTCTGTTTCCCATTGTTTTTTGCGGCTTGCATATTTACGCACGTTCTTTTCCGCATTGTTTTTCAGCATGGCATACTCACTGCCGGAGAGCTGCGCAACGGTATCGCCAAACACATCTTCTTCCTCTTCAAGCACACGGTTGGTCATGCTGTTGTTCATCATCTGCTTGCCGTTCATGATACTGTCGGCAATCGCTCCCTTTGTTTTCAATCGTTGGTAGGCGGTAACATCCAAACTATCCTCAACTCCGAAACGCAAGATGCGTACAGGCTTGTTCATGTCCTTATGCAAATTTCCCTGTCGCAAAATGCGTCCGTTGCGCTGGGTATAGTCCATAGGACGGTTAGGCGCATCCAAATGTATCAGCGTGTGCAGTCGTTCCTGAATGTTCACGCCTGTACCGAGCGTAAAGGTCGAACCGAGAATCACGCGAACCTCACCACGGTTTACCTTTTCAAAGATTTCAAGTTTCTTCTTGACAGTCATTCCCGACCTCATTACTACAATCTCATCAGCAGGAACTCCCTCTGCGATCAGTTTATTTCTGATGTCATCATAAAGATTGAAGCCGCTCTGCTTATTTTGATAATTGTCGGCAAAAATGGCAACCGTACCTTTGTAGTCGGCTGTTTCTTTCAGAGAGCGCAAAGTTTGGCGCACGGCTTCATTGGTCTTGCTGTTTTGGTCGTCCTCTGCATCTGACTGCACCAATCGGGCATCCACGGCAGCAGCTTTGGCAATACCGTACATAGTGAGCGGAATATGGCTGTTCTCTTTCTTCTCTTTGCCGCTCATCTGCTCATAATGTTCAAGTTCGCTCTTTACGAACTTCATGATACTACGCAATGCACGTGTCTGTGGCAGATAGAGGTCTTGTGCCTTTCCTCCCTCCATTTCAGGTATTTTGTCCTTTACGCCACCGGCTTCTTTGGTAAGGACAGTATCGGACACTCCAGACCATATACGCACCAGTTCGGGCAGGTTCACGTATCCGGCAAAGCGATTGTTCTCCTTGAACTTTCCGCTTGTGGTGAATTCCAACATTTGCTGAATGTTACCGAAGTTGCGTACAAAGTCATCAAAGTAATAGATACCGTATTCTTTCATTGTATCGGCAGGCATGAGATAGCGCATGAACGTCCAAATCTCTGCAGCGGTATTGCTGATAGGCGTACCTGTGGCAAAGATTACGTTTCGTCCGTTGTTCTTTTCTAAAACAGCCTGTGTTTTCAAGAATACGCCTTGTGATTTTTTGCTGTATGACGGGTCCACACCTTTCACTCCACGCTGCATGGCAGTGGCAAATCCAAGGTGCTTGTATTCGTGGGCTTCATCCACAAGCAGGGCATCAATGCCCATGTCGTCAAAGTTCTCCACATCGTCAGTACGGCGGTCAAGCATTTCCATTGCCTTGACTTCTGCATTCTGCAAGGCTACGGCACGTTTTTTCTCATCGTTGGCGGTGCGTTTCTTTGAAGCATTGTCTGCAAGTCCGGCAAGCTGTTCCTCCAACAATTCGATTTCACGTTCGGCTTGCCGGGTAATCATGTTCTTTCCGTCCGGGTCTTCCTCTTTCATCTGTTCAAGGATGAGCATCTTCTCCTCAATCTTGTCCTGCACGAAAGTCATTTCTCTTTCCTCGCTGTCGGGAATAAATTCAAAGGTCGATTGCGGAACGACAATCATATCCCAGTCATTGTAGCGTATCTTGGCATAGAAGTTCTTTCTGCCCTCCGCGCTTCGGTCTGCCTCTTCGAGTGTCAGTATCTTGGCATTCGGGTACAGTTCCTTTGCACTTGCAACAAATTGCCCGACGGTGGCATTCTGCACTACAATCATCGGTTTGCGGGCAGTACCTAAACGGCGCATTTCCATCGCTGTGGAAATAAGGGTAAAGGTTTTTCCTGTTCCTACCTCATGAGCAAGCAACAACGGTTGCTGTGTGCCTCTCACGATGGCTCTGCCTTGATGAGGACGCATCTTGAATTTATGTGAAGCACCTCCAAAATACTCCGGCACAAACTCGTCCGGTATGCTCATAGGCACAAAGTTGTTGAACATATCGTTATAGATACGTTCCATACGTTCCGACATTTCCGGGTCGCTCTGCATCTTCTGCCTTGCCCAATCCTTGAAATCTTGACGGATTTCATCAATCTTGGCGGCACAAGCCTGTGTCGCTTCCTTGTCGGTAATTGTTTCTGTTGTGCCGTCATAGTGTTTCTTGGTGGTGGAAACCGTGATGCTTCTGTTCTGAATGGCGGCTTCTATAAGGGTGTGTCCCATAATGGTTCGACCGAGCATTTCACTGGTCACGCCCATGGCACGGTTCTTTTCGTAGTTGGTAAAGTATGGCTCTTTCATAAACCAAGTACCGCCTACTGCTGTAAAACGGACATCTACTTCCGTTCGTTCCTTTACGAAATCTTCATATAGTTTCGGATCAATCCAAGAACTGCCGAGGGTAAAGTCTATCAGATGTGCGGGGATTTCCATTGGCATGACTTCCTGCAATGCCTTGATGTTGCGGTCAAATTCCCCATTCTCGTTGTTTTCTTCTGCCTGACGCAGTTTTTCACGGATATTTCCACTCAAATACTGATACGATGCTTCCATCTGTCGGCTTACTGGGTCCTCGAAACCGTAGCCGCTCTCGATGATTTCTTTCTTCACATCTTCGATGCCTGTGCCAAGTTGTTCGGCGATATATGGTATGTCCACACGACCGAATTTGAAGATACTTGCAATGATACCGTCCTTGACATTGGCCGGGGTGGGTTCTTTATCTTTTTCAACGACACGTTTGCTGAATACATCGGTCTTTTCAAATTTCTGTATCCGGTTTCCTTTTTCATCTGCCGTTTCCTCAAACTTTTCAAGAGCGAATACATTGGCATAGTCCACATCATTGCGGAGAAACGCAATGGCGGTGTTCTTGTTGAAGTGTCCGTATGTGCCGACAAAATCATCGTATGTCTTGTTGAGTTTGTCAAGCAAAGGTTTTAGCCCCTCATCGCTTTCGTTCTCGGTTTGATAGGAAAGAACTTCCGCAAGAGCTTCCTTGATGGCGGTGTACACCTCGAAGCATTCCACTTTCGTATGCCCTTTTACCTTATTGGCATTCACTTCGAGAGGTTGTGCACTGGCTGTCGAGTTGATAAACAGTTTGCCATCTCTGATAAATATCTCACCAATCTTTTTGTCGGGCATTACATCGGTAACCGGTCCGGCATTGCGTTCGCCAAATTCCTCTGCCTTGAATGAATGGACAAATTCAGATAACATCTGCTCCTGCTTCTTATCCTGTGCAGGATACAAACCCTTGCTTGTCGGGCGGAATGTGTCGCCTTTCTCAAATGCAAAGTGCATTTCACCAGCCATGTTTTCGGGGTGTTCAATGAAATAGCGGTTGTAGTCCATCGAAAGTTGCTTGATGACCGGTGTTTCCTTGCCTTTGACCTTGCGTGTTTCCCCAGTATCATATTCTGCCATACGCTCTCCGCTCACATCGCTTACATCAATGACATGGGCGGATTTCTGCCCGTTCACACGCTTGCGGATAACAACGATGTCGGAGGTTACCCCGGTGCCGCCGAAAGTCTTGTTGTGCATACGGAAAGCACCCACGAAGTCAGAACCGCCCTCGTTCACAATCCAGTCACGGAGTTTCTTGCTGTTGTCAAGCGTACCGTTGGACGTAATGAAGATGCCCAAACCGCCCTCGCGCAGTTTACGCACATTCTTTGCTATACAGAAATCATGTATGTTGTGGAATTTCTTCGACAGGTCTTTGTCACCGGTGGTGTCATTCACACGGAGTCCGGTAACGAAAGGAACATTGGTAATAGCCAAATCCACACTGCCGTTAGGTATGCGGGTCTGTTCAAAGCCCTGTATTTCCACTTTGGCATCAGGATAGAGGAGCGAGAGGATGCCTCCCGAAGTTCTGTCAATCTCTATGGCATGGATGTCACTACGCTCACTGATGTTTGTAGGCATCTGTCCCAAGATATTGCCGATACCGGCAGAACCTTCAAGAATGTTTCCACCATTGAAGCCCATTTGTTCGGCAATGTCCCAAAGCGTATCCACAACGTATGCCGGAGTGTAATAGGCACTATTTGCACTCATTACGGCCTCTTGATATGCCTTTTCACCAAGCAACTCACGGAGCTTCTTTGCAATGGGATTAGGAGCATACGATGTACCTTCGTTGAAAGCCTTGCCCAAGCCACCCCAGCCACTGAACTTGCGAAGGGTCTGCATCTGTTTTTCTGTAGCCTGTTCGCCGCTTTCAAGCAACTGTTTTGCCAGTTCGATAGCCTTGATATTGGCTTCGATACGGGCATCTACTGATGTCGGAGCGTGGTCTTTACCACGTTCCGAATGGTTGTTATGGGTATTCTTCTTCTCAGTTATGGCATCTGAAAGTCGAGGTCGCACAATCCTATTGACTGCATCGCTTGTTCTTTCTCCTTCGTTGTCAGTCCCTCTACCTGCTTGTTGTTCGCTTTCGCTACCTGTTTCAGTGCCTCTTGATAATCCTTGTCCGTGTCGATTACCGTTGGCTGACACTCCTTCGGAGCGTTCTGCATCAGTTCTCTGTAATCCATGTTCGTTGTTTTTATTGTTATCAATCAGATCGTCAAACAAGCCCAGTTCATTTGACTGCTGTGAATTTACTGCTTTTTTCTCATTCTTCTTACGTGCAGGGCGACTTTTTTTGATGCGTTCCTGTGCAATCTCTGCCTCTTGCTCCACCTCGGTCTCTCTTGTTACGGTTTCGGCGGTAGCAAGCGCATCAATACTTTTCTTATCGAAATTCGCCACATCGAATTGTTGTACCTCATCGTATGGAGTCATGTCTGCATCCAGTCCGTTCTCTGCCACCTCCGGCAAATCTCTCGCACCATTGTAAAATGCTTTAAGGTAAGGGCGTATGGCATCGCCCAAGTCTGCAACCATAGCTGTAGCATACTCGGTAAATTTGCGTGCACCTTTCTCCAAATGGTAAACAGCCATCTCCGTACCAATGGCAAGTATTTCAGGGTCTATGCCCATGTTCATTTGACCGAGCAACTTCTTGCGCATACGCTCACGGAGTTCTGCATAGCGTTCATCGGTAACAAGACGGTTGCCACTCGGATTATTTTCAGGCTTAGATTCTTGCTCTGTGGCTTCCGCTTTTTCTGTACGTACAATCTCCCTAATCTTAACCTTGTTTTCAAGAATGGTTTCAACAGCGTCACGCAGTTCCTGATTGAAATTCTTGGGATTACGTACAATCTCCAACATTTCTTCAGGACTGTTTGCCGTATAATTGAAACGTCCATCCCCGATAGGGATAGGGCCACTCACATCATCGCGCTTCAACGTGGTCAATCCGGTTTTCTTGTCAACGGAAACAGAATATTGCCACACTGGGCTGTATTCCTGCTTTTCTTCTTGCTTAGATGTTTCCAAAAGTTGAGACTCAGCAAACTGCACATTGCCGTCATTTACTTCTGACAAATCAGACAAAGACAAAGGTGGTTGTGATTGTGCATCGGTTGCATATTCTGCCAAGCGTTCAGCATCTTCCTTGCTCCGCATCATGAAGCCTTGCTTTTCCTTGTTCCACCAGCCTTTCAGTTGTTTGGCAAACATTGTGGTGTGCTTCCGAACAGTATCTCTTAATTCATTATTGAACTTCACAAGGTGCATATCCAACACCTTACCTCTTTTGGTGGTGTACTGTGCCGGAGTAATGGTGTATGCAGCATCAGTCGGTGTTGTCGTTTCTTCATTGGAATTGCTTTGTTCTAACTTCCGCTGTTCAGCAAAGAGGTCGTTTATTTCGGAAATAATGCGGGCTTCCTCAAATATATCACTCTGACCATGTGCGGCTTCTTGTTCCTTGTGCAGTTCTTCAATGCGTGACTTGATTTCAGAAAGTCTGTCGACTTGTGTACCTGAACTCTGTTCCTCAACACTTTTGACTGACTTGTATTCTGCAAACGCTTTTGTCTTCCGGTGGCTACTATCTATCCATTTCTCGAAATCCTCCAAGTTTACGGCAGTTACCACTGTCTTGTGATTATTTGCCCAGTCGCTGTCATAATTCGCGAAGTAAGCTGCCTCGGCATCGTCAGTCTCATTGAAACCAAGCATTACCTTATGCTCATCAAAGCTGCCGTCCTCATTATACTGGTCCACCACGAACACCCTGCGTCCGTTCCACCCGTCAATATCATCAGAGAGGAACACGTCTATGTGGTCTCCATCCACGCCCTCCGTGCCACGAATGTAGCCGTAGGTGTTCTGCATGGTTGTTTCCCACTTGTTGCCCTCTGTGTCTATTCCACTACGAACGGATCCTTTCGGGTTCTCAATGGTGATATTGAATGTACCAACCTGCACATGACCTTTCTTATAATTGCCTGCTTCTTTCTGTTTCTCCGTAGGAGTAGTATCGGTTTCTTTCTCTGCCACTGCAACAGCATTGGCTAAAGACAAAGATGCATCAATATAATTAAGAACATCCAATAAATCTCCGAATGTTTGACCGTCATACTCATAAGCGCTACCTATATAATTACCTTTCGTATCAGGTGCATCAACTTTTATAACTTTATGAGTACCATCAACAATAATTGTCTGTTTATAAGTATCGCCATACTTTCCGCTTTCAATCCAATCATCTTCTTGAACTTCAATACGTCTTGCTATTTTTGCACTAAGTTGATTGTCAGTATCATCAGAAAACAGCATTTCTTCTTGTGATAAAGAAGATTCTATTTCGCTTTGTCCACCAATGCTTTCAGTTCTTCCTGTATCATCAGTTGTCCCATTTCTGTTCTCAACTCGTTCTCTTGGCGCAAGAGTTCCATTGCTTCCTTGCTGCCCTCGTTGGCTTGTTGCAGTATCGCCAACCAATACATTGCTTCGTTGTTGTCCATTGTAATCTAAATTTAATGCTTCTTTAATAGCCTGTACGAGCGTCCGAGGGGTATTGTCCGGTTGTTCGAACAGAGTTTCTTCCTGTGTACCTTGTATAAGGTCATAAATCTTGCCGAATGTATTTTGAATGAAGCTTTGGCTTTCACCTTTATACATTGCGGCCAAATGCAGGACAAAGTTACTGAAATTATCAGCAGGGAGATAACTTTCCCCAATGACATCATCCATTTGATACTGGCGTTTCCAACTTTCTATGGCAGTACGTGCTTCCTTGAAGTTCTTTGCCTCTGCAAACATTTTATCTTGGGACAAAGCATAGTAAGCACGAACGGAATTCTGTATCTCATCTACCATTCGTTCACTGTTCGGACTATCATAATCACGAAAAGCAGTGGCAAGAATAGCTTTTTGTGCTTTTACCGGTAATACGTTGAACATTTCCTCCAACCGTGTACTACCGTCCTTGAAAATGCTTTGATACATGATACCACGCAAATCATTCTTGGATTCGGGAGTCAAGTTACCCTTGCTGTCAAACGCACTCTTGTATTGTGTGGGGGTAATGAAACCTCTTTGGCTCATCCATTTCAAAACATTTGCACCATTGGAATCCACAAGTCCGGCAAATGACATTTCATCATCCGAAGTCCTAAGCAGCAAGTTGGCAAACGAACGCATTTCGGCTCCCATGCGCTGCAAGGCGTTTTTAGGTTTGATGCGTTCAACACCTCCACTTTCTGTGTCCTGTGCCACATACTGGCCAAGACGGATAGCCTCTGCATCGTCCACATCAACCATGTTCACGAGGACAGGATGCTCCATAGCCTCAATGTCTTCTGCTTGTAATCCAAATTCTTCCGCATGGTCTTTCAGATACTGCTTGTAAAGAGCCGCCTGTTCCGGATGGTTCTCCCACATGATACGAAGTGCGTCACTTCGGTTATTGCCCTGTATGGCTTCGCCCCGTGCGTTCACGGTAGGTGCGCCTGTATAGGCGGTAACAGAAGATGTGATTTCTTCGGGGCGTATGTCTCCGGCAATCTTTCGTGCAGACAATACACTTGCCTCGTCATTCCGTTCTTTTGGCTGCGCTTCGTCAATAAAGTGCAGAGGGTTGCGCACGCCTTGAATATGGCTCGGTTGCAACAAGTTTACATCAATCACGGCTACACGACCACCTACAATGGCATCATCACTGAATTTTACGGATACCTCCTTTCCCTGCAATGCCTGCACAGGCTCTTGTCTGTCTATCTTATGACCGTTCATGCGTCTGTAACCTCTTGCCCGTGCATCCTGCGGCTTGTCGTCCACCATGTCCGGCACTCCGTTCAGGGCTTCACGCTCGATGCGTTCCGCTTCCTCACGTTCGGCACGTAACTTTTCTTCTTCTGCCTTTCGCAATGCGGCTGCTTCATCGGCAATACGTCTGCGTTCATCATCCGCTTCCATTTTTCTGCGTTTGGCGGTACCGGCTATCTTCTGCCAAACGAGCAATTCCTGTTTGGCTGCATCAATCGCCGCTTTGCGTTCTTTCTCGGAAGCAATCTTTTCGGCAATGGAGTTGCCACCTTTCGATTTGGCTTTCTCCAACTTCTTCAAGGCTTCTTCCTTGTCGGCAACCATTCCATCGGCTACGGTCTGTGCCATATCCTCATCACCCTCAGTCTGCTCCACAATGGCATCCCAAGCTGTGTCGCTGTCGGCCTGCTCATATAGTGGATCTCCCTGCTCATCCTTTGGTATTCTCTGCATGGCAGGAATATTTTGAGGGGCATTGTTATCATTTTCGGGAATATTTTCCGCACCATTGTTGCTCTCATTTTCGGCAGGATGTTCAAATGCCACTCCGTTATGCTCCAACAGCATATTGTCAAGTTCATCACGAGTGAACAGGTTCACACGCTTTCCGTTGATAGGAGCTTCGGTAAATACCTCATACTTGCCGTCCGCATCGGCATCTGCTGTGATATTGCCACGGACGGTAACGCCGTTCTCATCGGTAAGCGAAACAATGTCATTGAGGGCGTATTGTGGTCTTTCAGCCTCTTGCATCTCCTGTTTCCGTTCGGCATTCTCAATGGTTCTCTGCTGCTCGAACTGCGCCACACGTGCCAAATTTGCCGCATCAGCCTGTTGCTGTATGGTTTCTTTTGCCAACGGGAAGATATTCACGCCGTCCGATACGTTAACTGTGCCGTCCCCATTATCCACAATACCGTCCTCGTTGGCTATAACCTGTACTTGCATCTGTGAACCATCCTGTCCGGTAATAGTATAGGCATCACCCGAATTGAATGTAACCTTACCGTCTATCTTATCAGCCGCTTCACGTGCGAACTGCTCCACAATGGCTTGTTCTGCCAATTCTTTTTGCTCGTTAGGGTCTTGCGATTCATCAAGAGACAATACTGCATCAGGTGATACTTGTTCAAGTGCGCCGGTTTCCGAATCGCGAATGATGATGCTGTTGTCCGAATCAGTTACGCTCACACCGCTACCATCGTCATACGGTACAAGCTTGCCGCTGATTACATACACCTTCCGCTCATCCTGCTTCATGGTTGCCCCCTGTATCATGCCGGTATTATGGTTCACACGTGCATCTATCATTGAGTTGCTCTGCTCGATACGACCGTCTATATCATCACGTACACGTTGTATCATGCCGTTATACACCTGCTTGGCATTAATATAATCGATTACGGAAACCTTATCTTCATCATTCCATTGTTCGTTGCCATTCACAAACTCTAATGCGGCAATCGGATTTTCTTCAATCATTGCAAACATGCTCTCATCCACGAGGTCTGCAACCCTTGCACGCTGATACTCATACATGTTCTTTGCATCGTTCATCTCCTGCGAAGAAATGATATTATACCCGTCGAGATAACTGTCATTTGCTTGTTGTACACTTTCGTTTCGGTTGCCGCCACGTGATTGAGCCATAGAAGCAAGGTTAAATCCTCGCAAATTCAACGAGCGTTCCATATAATCCAGAACGGCAGCTTTCTCATTGATGGTAAAATCTTTATCACTGGCAATAAGTTCCGCAACTTCACCGATATTCTCATTGGTAGTAAGGTCAAGCGTCGCCTTTAATGGCTCCCATACCTCTTTGCCGAGTAATTCATTCACTTTTGCGTCCGCTTTATTTACACCATGCTTCATGGAAGTATAATTTGCAGCAGACAAAGTATGTTTTCCTGCGCCCATCAATCCCATAGAGAGTGCCATGCCTCCCCAAATGTCACCATGAAATTGGCCACTGGCAAACAAATTGGTACGTGTACCGTCCGGATTCTGTTGATAGGCATCATCAAGATTGAGCATGGTGCGCCACAGTTGTCCGTAGTATTCTTCCGAAACCTCACCGACATAATCACTCACACCCATTTTGTTGAACATCTGATGAGTTTGTCCCATGATACCGTTCAACGCACTTGCGTCAGCCTTTGAAAGCACTGCACCGATACGTTTTGCACCTACAACATTGGCGAGTTTGCTCATATTCCCAAGAGTAAAGGCCGGATCAAGATGCGCACCGAACATTTCCGAATAATTCTCAATGATGGCATTGGCTTCACTTTGCCAAATGGCATCCCCCCAAGTCTTGTCGTTGGAAAAATCATAGTTGCCGTTCTCATCAACAACCACATCACCCAGTTTACGGTCAATAATGTCAGCAGTAGTTTTCCCTGCCTGTACTGTATTGGCCATAAGTGGAGCGCGTACAAGCAAATCATCTGCAGTTGTACCGAGTGCTTTGATGGTCCAGTCGCTTGCATACCGTCCCAAACCTTTGGCTCCATTTTCTTTGATATAGGACTTGAAACCCTGCTGAGCCATTTTTTCAGCCGTTTCTTTGCTTATAACCTTTGTTGCAAGTTTGGTACTTCCTTTGGAGAAAGAGGACAATCCGTTAAATCCTCCACCTGTCAATACGAAATCCAGCATGAAGGACGGCATATAGCCTGTCATTACACCTGCTCTGTTCCAAAAATCTGCATTTCCGCTGTATCTTTCCTCTGCTTGTTGCTTCTCATGGATTGCGCCCATCATTGCATCATGCGCTTCACGTTCACCCTCTGTGGCATTTTCTTTTTTCAGTTCATCGGCATTCATCATCGTAAATGCGTCACGCATATCACCCATACCGAAATCCCACGTGCGCACATCACCCATAGTGCGACCGAAACCACGCCAAAAGCCTACATCTACACCGTTTTCACGATCTTTCTGTTCTTCAAGGTTCTTAATCAGTTCCTCTGTTTCACGAATGGCTACGGATAACGCACGGTTTTCCTTGTCAGATTGTTGGCGGGGCGTATAAGTGGCAGCTCCCAGTATGGCAGCGAGAGGGGCTTTGTTGTTTTCTGTCTCTTCTGCCCATTCCTTGTGTACTTCTGATGCTCTTTCCGCTTGCTTGGCTTTCAACTCCTGCAACCGGAGGTTTGCCTTGCGCAACTGTCCGCCTATGGACATATCGGCAGCTTGGCGGTACTGAAAGCTTTCCATGTCAGCCAATGACTTGCTGTAATAACGATTTCCGGCAGGAGTGAGGAACGTTTTCTCCAACTTCCCACTTTCAGGATTGAATATCATCTTTCCCTCTTTGGTCTGCAAGCCGGGATTTATCCCATATTCCTGCATATTGTCTATGCGTTCGTTGAATGTTTGTGTATGGGATTTCACATCGTTCATAATACGGTCGGTTTCGGTCAACATCGCTACTTTCTCCTTTTCTGTAGGTTGCCATGTCTGTTCATTAGCAGGTGAAATGGGTTCTTCAACCGTTCCGGAAGCACTGTTTCCCGATTGTTGCGATGAGGTTCGTTCCTTTCCAAACCCTATATTGCTTTCAAATTCTTCAAACGGCTCCATATCATAACCATCTTTTACAAGAGCGTCGTAAGCCGCTTTACGTTTGGTTGAATCTAACAGGTTCTTGCGAAAATCTTCTTCGCTCTCCATGTCGTAACCATCAGAAACAAACGTATCATACAGTTTTTTTATCTTATCCTTTTCTTCAGGCATAGTATTTTATTTATGATGTTGGACTTTTCTTTTTATTATCGGCCGTTGGACTTTTTTTCTGTGGCTTAGAAGAATGTCCTTTACCGGGCTTTGTCGTTTCAGATGTCTTGACGGTTTTCCCTCTTCCACTTTTGACCTCGGTGGTCGAAGCCTGAGTTTCTTCGTTCCATGTTCCATTGTCTATGGCGTTCTGACGCATGGCTTCATACGAGTGTGCAAAATGCTTGTTACCATCGCTGTCATACCACGGATATTCTCCAGCCTTTCCACTGCCACCACCTCGGTTGTAATATTCTGCTCTGGCATTGGATGCGGAAGCGGAAGCCTTTGAAGCACCAGCTTTAGCCTTTTCGGTTTCAAGCCTTGCCTTTTCAAGTTCTTCTGCATATTTTGCTTCAATTCCTTTGCGTTTGGCTTCAGCTTCGGATGCGGATATTTTATTGCCTTGCAGTTGGATATTCAATTCAAACATCTGCCTGTCGCGTTCCTCTTTGGCATCGTTCCGTATGCGGTTATAATCGTCAAGACCAAGCTGCCTTTGCCACTTACGTTCACGGTCATCCCTTTCTTCATCAGCGATTCTTGCCCTCATCAGCCCCTCATAATATTCTTTCTCCTTGCCTTCACGTTCTTTCATCAGCTTGTCATATCTCACTTTGGTACGTTCTGACATGGTATTCTTACCGGTATACATATTTGGAGCGTACTGCGTGGTGAAGAACAAGTTCGAGAGTGCCGATATACCATCACCAATGGCTGCGAATATCTGTTCACGTTTCTGCTTCTTCTTTTCTTTAGCAAGTTCCTCGTCCGTTGGCGGTTTATAGGGATTGAGTTTTTTGTACAATTCAGTGTATGAGAGACTGCCACCGTTCGCATCGGCTTGTTTGGCCGGAGGTGCAGCGACCGTTTCAGATTGGGAGCCGGTAACGGCAGGAGCCGCAGCTGCTTGTTGTTCCGTCCATTTCTGTGTACCCTTTGCCGGGGATGATACGGAAGGAGCGTCTTGCTGCTGTTCGTGCCATTCCTTAGAACCTTTGGGCGGAGGCGTACCACCTCCGTTTCCTAAAATATCATCCATTGTTGCCATATTGAAATAGTTTAGAAAGGCATTTGACTTACCGCGTTAGTTACTCCTTGTACAGCTCCCGATATGGCATTGGCCTTGCCTTGCTCAATGGCGTTAAGCTGTTCCACGAAAGCATTGTCGTTTTGCATATAAGTGGCTTCGATATTGTCCTTACGTGCTTCTGCATCAGCGGCAATCTGTGATGTTGCATCGGCAAGAGCCTTGTTGTTCGCTTCTTTGGCCGCTGCCACACTTTCATCAGTACCGCCCATGACGGCTGCACTACCGGCAGCGGCTTTATTACGTTGTTTTATACTCTCTTCAGTTTGCGTAAGGATGCGTTGTGCATCAGCCCGCTGAGTGGCATCCTCGTTGTACCGCCTGTCGTACCAGTCCTGATTCTTTTGCCGTTGAGCCTCAACATTACGTTTTGCTTTCTTCATGGCCTTGGATGCCTTGATCCCACCGAAAATGCTGCCTGCAGCACCTATGGCACTTCCTATTAAACCCATAAGACTTTAGTTTTTGATTATTAAAAGTTATACCTTGCGTGCGAAAGTAAGCCGTTATCTTCGCATCATCATTTTATCTTTTTACATACAAATCATTATGGCAATAGGAAAAAAGACCGGAGGGCGGCAAAAAGGTACGCCCAACAAAATAACGGCACTGGCAAAAGGGATGATTGAGAAATGGCTTGAAGCGCACAACACTATACCCGAAGGAGATGTGACGCCACTAATAATGCAGGACTTCCTGGAACTTGACCCCAAAGACAGGGTGAAAGTGTCGACAGAGTTCATTAAAATCATCATGCCTAAGAATATCAGCATAGACGATGGCGAGGTCAAACTCACCATTGAGGACAAGCTTGTCAAACTTGCCGGAGAAGAAGACGAGGAAGAATAATCTATTACCCTCTACTTTAGATTGTCTTCATGTCAAGGGAACCCCAACCCGAAAAGGGGACGATTTTACTGATTTGCTTTGAAGCGATGTTCGAGAGAATGTCGCTTTTTTATGTCTGTAAGCAGTCGGAAGCGTTCAGGAAGCGTTCGGGAATAATGGCACATTATTCCGTAATTATTCGGGAAGAATGTGTGATTATTACGGAAGAATATAGGATTATTCCCGAATAATGGTGGAAGAATAAGGCTTTTTTCGGGAGGAATGCCACATTATTCGGGAATTATTACGGAAGAATAGCCGATTATTCCAGAATAATGAATGTTAATTTTAGCTCGAAATTTATAAACGTACACTAATAGGTGTAAATTTTAAGTTAAAACACCCGCTTTATTACATTTGTTTTATTTCATTAACTATTTGATTCTTCGGGAATAATCGCACATTCTTCCGTAATTATTCGGGAAGAATGCAGGATTATTCCGGAAGAATGTGCGAAAACTCCCGTATTTTGCCGTAAAGTAAAGTATATATATCTACTACGTCTACCGCGCGTGCGTGCGCACGTGAGAGAAATTTCGATTTTAGGGGGAATAAAAGGGGAGTTTAAAAAGAAAGCCTACAAAGAAAAATACCTTGCAGGCTTATATCATTTCGTGAAGTCACAAAAAAAATCAGAATCCTTTCCCTTTCTGCCGTTGATACACCACCGTCTGGTCTTTGTCGAGGTTGACGATTTTGAACATCACCATTGAACGGTTCGGAATATCATCCGGCAGCATAGTTACGAGCTGGGCAATCACCTCGTCCACATTGTTGAAGCCTACATCGGTCAGTTCCGCCACCTTTTGCCCGTTGTGGTATGCAGCCGCATTCACCATATAGCGGTATGACAAGCGGAAATGCACATCCTCCTGTTTCTGCTCACGTACAGAAGCCTTACCGGAGAAGAAAATGAAATCAATTACTTTCTCGTTCAGTTCCCAAGCAGGGGAGAAGTCAATCTTGATATACCCTCGTGTTACGTTGTGTCCATTGCTATGGTTCATGCCAAACGCCACTTCCGAGATAGAGGCACGTACATCATTCTGAGCTACTGTTCCCCATGTATGCCGGAACGTGTAAGCCGAATACCACTCTTCCTTTGGCATTCCCATAGCCTTGCATAATTGCCTTATCCCACTGTTGACATTGGCGCAAAAACTGTCCGATGTAGTCATGCGCTGATAGAAATTGAACAAACGCTCATCATCTTTTGCCGTGTTCATGTACTTTTCAAATAGCGGCTGGATGATTGCTGGCACCCGCATTTCCATATACGCACCATCCGCACGGAACTTCTTCGTTTTGGCCCGTTGGTAGTGGATAATTCCGTTCCGGTAATCCTGCTTTCTTAGATTGTACAGGTCAATCGTGTTGATTCCTGCAAGGCAAAGCACCATCATGGCAACATCACGCCCGAACTCCGTCTGTGGATATTTCATCTTACTTTCCGGCAGAGGGAATGAAAAGAACTCCCGACATGCTTCGGGGGTAATGGCAAGCTTCTCCGCACGATCAGCCGTTGGTATTTCCACTTTCACCCATGGGTTGACTTTGATACGGATTATACCGTTATCGTAATCGTTGTACTCCAACATGGCGGCTTTAAATACCTGACGCATACAGATTGGATACATTTCCTTTGCCCTATGCGTCTGTTCAAGCGACTTTATCCATTTGTTCACCTGCGTGGAGGTCAACTGAGCGAACATCACTTGGTTGGTTCCGATGAACCGTTCCAGATGTTGTAGGGCAAGCTTGTAGTTCTTGGCATTCCTTTCCTGCCCACGGTCAATCATTCTGTCGATATGCACTCTCGCATAATCCGAAAAACAAATATCGTCATTGCCGTTCGTAAGAAAATCCACCACTTCCTTGACCGTCCAATGTTCAATGTCTTTTTTGTTGAGCCGCTCGTTATATTCCACTATCCGCCCGGCACAATACTGAAGCACGTAGGGGTCTTCGATTTCTTTCGCTCTGGAAAGTTCTTTCTTCGTGACCATCTTGTCGGTCTTCATGAATTGTGTCCCCCTATGGTGGGTAACTCTGATATAAACCGGATAAAATCCGTCCTTGCGTTCTTTTTGAACACACGCTTTAAATGTTGCCATATCGTTCTATGTCTTTATTATGTTATTATTTAAATTTATTCCAAACAGCTTTTAATGTCTTAACTTTCTGTCATATCATCAATTACGGCTCTAAACACGCTCTAAACACCCAACGAAAAGCACAACAACATTCTCTAAACATTTGCGTTTATTACGCTCATTTTCCGTGCGGAATGAACGTACCTTTTAAAAATACAATAGGCGGTAAGCCTTTGTAAATGAAAAGCATACCGCCTATTTTATTGAGTATCAGCTATATCGTGCTATTCCTCGATTGCAGCCTGCGCCGCTGCCAAAATAAGATACTTTTCAATGAGTTATATAATACTTCTCAACAATATTCGTTTATTCAATTTCTTCGTATCTGCCTATTATGATTAATGTTTTCGTCCATTTATCGAAGAACTCGCCGCTACCAGTCTTGATATATTACCCATTTAAGGCAAATAGATGAGCCACAATCAACACAAATACGAAAAACGATACTTTTATCATCTTAAAGGTTTGAACGCTTTAAAACGGATTATTTACGTTCGTTCACCTGCTTTGATTTAATCAATTCATTGTAGATTGTATGGGCAAACTCCCCTGTGAAATATTCTGCCCAATTCTGATAAGTTAGGCAAATACCGGTTCGAGGGTCTTCATAATCCATGGTTTCCCATATATCTTCCAATTCTGCATAAACCTCATTGGGATTATTCCCAAGAGCGTCCACCACTTCTTCGGAATAACAGTTTACCAATGTATCTATCCAATCTCCACAATTATCACAACCATCTTTGTAGATAGCATTGAATGCGGCTTTTTTCAATTCATCCATAAAAGGCTCTGTTTTACAATATGGGTACTCTCCGTTCATTGCT